ATATTGATCCGAGTGGTACTACTTATGCTACTACATATGGATTACCACCTAATCCAAACGGTAGTAAATGGACAAATGGAGATGTAGTTAGTATGTTTAATACTGAAGAAGCATCACGTGATGTTCCAAGTTTAGGATATATTGCAAATACTAATACACAACCTCATGCTACAACATTATTACAACAGGTTGGTCAAGATCTGGGAGTTACACAAGCAACAGTAGAAGCATTACCAACACCGACCGCTAGTTATTCTCCACCAGTATGTACGTATGGTAAAGATGCGACTGGTAGGGCTATTCGTGGGGCATGTCCTACTACTGGTGCTTATACTTCAAATCCTGATGTAGCGTTAGATTCTTCAATGGAACCAACAGGTTTTATGGCTGAAGGAGGATTGCGTAAATCTAAAAGATCCCGGTCTTCATCTTCAAAAAATAAAAAAACATCTTCTAGTAGAATGGCTCGCAAATCTCGCTCTACTCGTAAGGTAAATCGCAAGTCACGTAAATCTACTCGTAAGAGCCGCAGAGGTGGTCGCAAATAGATAATTTAGTTTTCATCTAGAAACGCACAAGTAGTATCTTGTATTTTTTTAGATTCATTCAGTAACTTTCGTAAGAATAAATTCCTATGAAGTTCATGTTTTCCATATTGTATTATTCCATTTCTATGTTTTAAAGTTCCATACCCTTTATTACTTATTAAATCATATTTTTCATGAAGAGTTTTCTCTTTTTCACACATTTCTATAATTGCTCTATCTCTACTGACTTTTGCTATAATAGAAGCAGCAGCTACACATATATATGTATTATCTAATTGTGGTTCAACTATTTGTTCTACACTATTATCGATGGATAAACAACCATCAATAAGAATTCTTTGAGGTTTTATATGTAATGATTCGAGTGCTCGTTGGAAAGCTATTTTATTTGCTTTTGTCATACCCCATGAATCAATTTCTTGAGATGTTACTACTCCGACGCTATATGAAATAGCATGTTTTATAATACCTTCATATATTCGTTCTCTCTTTTTTTCGCTAATTTTTTTACTATCTTTAATTTGTTCTGATAATTTACGAATTTCATCATCCCATAGTGTTTCATCTTTCCAAATTACAGCACCCGCATAGAATAAACCCCATAAACATCCACGACCAGCTTCATCTAAACCACATTCAATAAGTGTATCATCTTTATATCTTGATTTTAACATTTTATCTATTGATAGTTTAATGTAAAAAGATAATCAATTTTATGTATTATTATTCATGTAGATGAACGCTGGAATATTCACAGCATTATTTACAGTTTTATTAATAGTAATTTATTTTTTTACCATAAATAAAGAAGGGTTTCAACAACTTCATATACCAGAATCTCCAGTAAAACAAAAAAATCTTGTAGAGCGTTCTGATGAAGAATATTCTTCAATGTCTGTAAATTCTTTTGGCTCTGCTCCCGGTGCGATTGCTTCATTTAACTCTCTGCCTTATAGTGATCCATCTTTAGAAAAAGCAAAATATCAAAGAATTTTAAATATTCAAACAACTCTTCAAGGATTTTTCAATAATGAAGCATCTGATATTGAAGATATGTCTGATCCTTCAATACAATTACCACTGAATGTGGCAAGAAGTGATTTAGATAGATTACGTAATGAAATATTAGTATTAAAACGAAATCCTGGTATTGATTCTAGTCTAACACAAGAAGATGTTGATGAAATTCAAGCAAATCTTGCTTATTTACAAAAGAAATGGAGATTAAGTATCTATAATGATATTGATGAGATTGAAGGTTTTCAAAGTGGTGATGCTAGTAAATACACTGATAATTCTGGGCAGGATCAGCCATCTGTTTTAACATCAATTTATAATTCTATTACTGGAAATACAAATCCACCAGTATCAACACAAGTTACTATACATTCTACATTGTCAGATTTAAATACATTAATTACTCGTATTAATGTCGCCATTGCTAATTTTTCATCTTCTGGAACAACAGATCCAGTTGTTGTAGCACGTATAAATAGCTTACAACAAATTAAATCAAAAATTCAAAATATTATTGATGAAGTCAATTCTGGTGCTCGTGTTGAAGCGGATATTCCTATAACAAAAGATGCGTATAATAATTTTTTAGCAACAATTACAAACACAAATAATCCATTACCTCAATTATTAGGAGAAAATTCATCATTAGCAGATTTATTTCCGGCATATTCTGTTGGGGATGCTTCTGGTGCCCAATTCACCCAATATTTATTTAAAAATTACGCTGATATTTTATTTAAAGGATTATCATGGAATGTAAGTTTAAATTATCATAGTGAAGCTGAACAGAATTTAGCAAATAGTTTAATTGGTGCTATTGGAAATATGTCTGGTGGTAATGCCCAACCATCAAATGGTATTGTTACACCATCATTTTTACAAGAAACTCCAATAGCACAAACTTCGAATGCGGGAGATTTTGCTACAAAAATAAATCAATTACAAAATCAATATTACGGTTCTAATGCTCAGATATATGTTCCAAATTCTAGTAATTCTAGTAATTCTAGTAATTCAACAAAACCACAACGATTTGATTGGCATACAAGAGCAAATTTTATCTGCGATTCTATTCAAAAAAGTGGATTAAATCCGAATGATTTTGGATGTTTAAAACCAGATCAATATGTCAGTGATGATTTTTCTTGGAGGGGATATGCTAAAATGATTTGTTCTAGACTAGGAACATCATATGATACTGGATTGCCAGAAACATGTGGATGTCCTCCATTAACTTGGACTGGATGGAAACCTTAAGTATAATTAGAATACTATGAAGCGAAAAAGTTATACATTTTTTATTATTATAGCATTAATTATTATTTTAATAATATCATTATTAAAACAAACATTATATAAAGAACCATTTACAAATAATGTTAAAAAATTTCATCATAGGCTAAATAGTAAAAGAACAATTGGTAAATTAGCAAAACAAGATTCAGAATATGATGAATTAAAAGATGTAAATCCCACGGAAACAGAAGGTTTTAGCAATAAAAAAAAAACTTCAACTAAAAAAAATGGCCTACATGTTTTTCATAGTATTGATGTTTTTGATCAAGGACAATCTGAAACTTGTACTGCAAATGCTATTTCATCAGCAATGCAAGTCTTTTTAAGAAATGCTAAAAATTATGATATTCCATCAAGAGCATTTATTTATTCTAATGCTAAATATAATGATAGACATATTTGGGATTGTTCTACTACTGGTCTTAATACAGATGAAGCAATGAATGCATCTAATGAATATAAGGTGCCTAATGAACACACATGGCCATTTCCTTCATTACAAGCACTTGAAAATGGTGATGCTGGAGTTTTATGTAATCCACTTCCTCAAAATCTATTAATTCCACCAACAAAGCACATACGATATACTGAACTACCTCGCGGAACACAACAAATCCGTGATGCGATTGATCGTGGTCATCCTGTATTAATAGATTTACTAGTATATTCATCAATCGATAAAGCTGATAGTGATAAAAAACATTTAGGATATATCCCAACACCAGATTTTAGTAAAGAAACCTATTATGGATCGCATACTATGGTAATTATTGGTTATAATGATGCGAAACAATTATTAACATTACGAAATTCATGGGGGAAATCATTGGGTGATCATACGGGTAATTATACAATGTCATATAGTTTTATTTGGGATAATAAAAAAGATTCTTATGGTGATACCCCAACAACTGCTCTTTGGGAAGTTACACAATATTCATAATTCATAAAAAAATAAATATTATTAGATACAATGCGTTTATCAAATTACCAAATAGCATTTTTATTTATATTTGGAATTCTATTAGGCTATTTTGTAAGTAATTCTTTAAAAAAAGAAGGATTTCAAAGTGATATTTCTGGTTCAACAACACCTACATGTTCTAATTGTGGAGGTGATTATCCTTGTGATAATTGCGATTCTTCATCATCTGCTCTATGCCCTCCTATGCCCGATCTAACAAAATATGTATTAAAAACATCCATTCCTCCTTGCCCTCAATGTCCCGATCTAAGTATGTATATGCTAAAGACTGAATGTCCTCCCGCAGTTGATCTATCTCAATATGTATTAAAGAGTTCTATTCCTAAACCCGAACCTATTATTATAGATAATAGTAAATGTACAAATGGTAATTCTGGAGAGTGCCCTCCATGCCCTAGACCTCGTTGTCCTGATGTAAAATGCCCTCCACCAGTATCGTGCCCGGCATGCCCTCCTTGTGCTAGAACAAAATGTCCTGAACGAGTTGTAAAATGTAAAGCAGAAGATGTGGATACAAGTCCAGTCCGTCCTTATCTAACACCTCTAAGTGTTACAGGCTTTGGCAGTGCTTAGTTTTGGCACTGCTTAAATATAACAGAAATTTACTATAGGATGGATACACGATATTGGGGTCCTTCTGGATGGAAACTTCTACATACAATAAGTTTTACATTCAATGAAAAAAAGAAAAATGAATATAATGACTTTTTTACTAGTATAGCATATGTATTACCATGTAAATTTTGTAGAAAGAGTTATAGTGAATATCTGATAGAAGATCCTATTGAAAATTCATTGACATCAAAAGAAAATTTCACCAAATGGTTATATAGAATTCATAATAAAGTAAATGATAAGCTACGAAAACAAGGATTATGTACTAGCATAAATCCACAATTTTCAATAGTAAAAAAGATATATGAAGAAAAAATACAACAAGGATGTAGTAAAGTTCATTTTGAAGGATGGGAATTTCTCTTTTCTATAATTGAAGGACATCCATTATCAAAACTATCTCTTAGTTCAAAACCTTTTAATCATGAAAATATTATAATAAATACTCCTTTATTACAAAATCAATATAATATGATGGAACCAAATAAAAGAATGAAATATTTTAAGAACTTCTGGTCACTTCTACCAGAAGTTCTACCTTTTGAAGAATGGACTATTCTATGGAAAAAGTTTGATTCTGATCAATATGATACTCGAGCTAGTTTATTAAAAAATATATTTAAAATACGATGTAGTTTAGAAGATGCATTAGAATTAGAAAATAAAACAAAATTTTCATCATTGTGTAAAGAATTACGTACATATAAAAGTGGATGTAATAAATCTACTAGATCAAAAACTTGTAGGTCCCAGCGACAAAAAAGAAAATAAAGAATAGGATGAATAATTCTAATGATATTATTAATGTATTCCAACCTGATCTTAAAAGAGGGTCTGAAGTATCAGCATATGCTAAAAAAATGGGATATGGTTCTAATAAACGATATTTTTATGTTGAGAAAGAAGGTGAATTTCGTGTTTTTATGAGAGCATGTTGTTTTATTCATTTAATAGGTGATAGAAATCCATCAAATTTTATAGTTGTAAAAAATACAGATGAAGATCCATCGGGTCGTGTATGGGAACCTCCGAAAGGACAAACAGAAGGAAAAGATGGATTACGGGATCCAAAAATGCCTCTTTTAAAAGTTCTTCAAGAAAATCTTGCCAGAGAAGTTTATGAAGAAGCAAAAATAGAAAGCAGTGCTCTTAAAAAAATGCGTCACACTGGATTAGTTCTTCAAGGAAGTGAAAAAGATTATCCAGACAACACTTATTTTCAATATCATATTTTTCAAGCATTTATTGAACCTGAAGATTTTGAAAAAGCAAAAGAAAAGTTTGCTTGGTATAAAGAACATCCCAAAGTATGGGCACATCTCCGGAAAGATAATAGAGAAAAAGATGATATCGCATGGTTTAATCCTAAAAAAACAAAAATGTATGGTAGTTGGTCTCCATCAATTGTCGCTTTATATCTTAATAATTTTTAGACTTCTAAATAGTTTCATATACTTCTTTTTTAGTAAATACAATGGTTGAAAGAGTTTTTTTCATAATATCTTGAGCTTCTTCATAATATTTATAAGTACATTTATGTTCTTCTGAATATCTGTGATTATCACAAAATAGTAACTTACATTTACATGGAAATACAGTTAAAGGTAATTTACGCTTACAGTTTTCAAAAGAACACACACAAGGATTCATTCTAAAATTTTGTTCTATTTATTTCATTGGCTGGTTGTTTAATCAATTTTTTTGGTAGATTGTCTTCTTTTTCTGGAGATACTAAAATTTTTACTCCTTTTGAATATTCTGTTTGACAATTTGAATAATAATCTGATAAAAGATCTCTTGCTTCATGAGCAATATCTTCTATTCCTTGAACTCCTTTATTTAAAATGTCTGGATTTAATGTAATTGGTCCTTTCTCTAAAACAAACATTTTCTTTAATAATTTATTTACTTTTGTAACATGGGCAAAATGAGTTTCAAATAATTTTTTTGCTTGTAATCTAAGATTTGTTACTTTTATTTTATGAAATTGTGATGAAAATGGTTCAACTATTAAACCATTTCCTTCTATGATATCATTAAAAGTTGCACTATGTTGTGCTCCGAATGAATGTATTATTTTTTCTAATGATTGTTGTTTTGTCTTATCAACTTTTTCTTTATCTTTATTTATTAAACCTTTAGGATCATGATATAATGTTGCTAATGCTTTGATTGGAGCAGCAGTTGTAATAGATTGCCCTGGTATTGGAAGAGATTGATTCGTAATAAGAGCAAATTTAGTATTAAAAAGAAGTGGATGAATTGTTTCTGGAATCTCTCTCATTAATCCACTTTTATTTAAAAGTTGTAATGCTCTTGCTACACAAAATGATTTTATAGGAGGGTCTCGTAGAAGAGTTTTCCATAAATCAGTTGTTCGTAATATATGTTCTTTATCTGAAGGAAGTTCTTTTACTGGTGCTAAATATCCTTCTTTTCTTTTAAAATCATTAGTTTGCATAGATTCAATTGCTTGTAGAATTAATTTATTAAATTTTTTTTCTAAATATTTAGGAATTGTTTGTTTTGATCTTCCAAATACAGGTGGTTCTCCTTTATTTACGATTGTAAATTCTCTTACAGATATTTCTGGATCATCATCATTTTGATTTTTCTCATTTGTGTCATCATCATCTTCTAAATATGGATGAAAATCACTTAAATTTTTTGTTATATTGTTTAAATCACTTATTTGAACTGAGAATTTTGTATCTTTATTTTGTATTATATCTAAATGAAATGTAATTTTTACTATATATGTTTTATCAGCAACTGTTTCAGCAAAACTAAAATAAAATAATGGATTTAATTTTGATCTTTCTTCATCTTCAATAAAAATTCCTCCATTATATTTTGAAAAATCAGCACCTCTTAGTTGTTTTCCTTTGTCTAAATAACCAAATTGTTGAAGATAATATATTGTTTTTGATTGCGGTAATCCAATTATATATTGACACTGTCGTAAAATAAAATCAGCAAAATCTATTTTATTTGATGATACTAAAACACTTCCATCTCCTTGAAGACTAAATTGAAACTTTTCTTTATAAGGAATGTTTGATTCAGTTCCATTAAAATATCTTTTTACATTTTGTAATTGTAGTTCATTTATATTTAATAATAAATCAAATGATATTGTTGAATTTCCTTGTTTATATATAATTATCATAGAATTCTCAGAAAATTTAATTTCAATACCAGGTATTTTTCGTATTTTAGATGGTTCTTTTGAAAATGTATTTAATGAATATATAGCAGTACCTGTTCCTTCAGATGTTAAATATCTAGCAAATCCATTAAATATTTTTAATGAATTACTACTTACTTCACCTCCAGAAAATTCTTTTGCTCTATCTAATTTCTTAAAAAATGGAACTCCTTTACTCTCAGATATTTCTATTTTTGTAGATTTTTCAGAATAATTTTTATCAGGAAGTTTTGTATCTAGAATACTTAGTGCTAAAGCACCAACTACTTGGAACATACGAATAAAAAAGAATGCTAATATTTTACAATAATATTGATTTAAATTATTATCTTTTGTTTGCTTTTGTATATCAACTACCTTTTTTAAATATATAATACCATTTTTACCTAGTTCTGGTTGAATTTTAATTTTATCAAATAAATCTCCAATCTTACTTTCTGCTATAACTATCCATTTAGAACATGTATCTGGATTTGCTAATGAAATCATATCTTTAATATCACTTTGAGTTAAAATAAAATTTAATATTCTATTCATTAAAACTATAGTTGTTTGTGTTTTATTATCAATATTTGATTGATTTGGTAATGAAAAATCTGAACCCATCTCCTATTATATTATTATATTATTCCTTTTTTTCAAATACCATAACATTTTTCAAGATATCATAATTTGATTCTAGTTTCTTCAAACATTTATTAAGTGTTCCTTCACTAATATCGCATACTGAGGCAATACGTTCTAATGATATATCGGGATGTAATGTTTCTGTATGCTGAAGAACAAATGCGATAACACCTGCTGCTAATGAAGGAGGCATGTTTTCTGGACAAATTTCAAGTCTTTCTGCTTCATTCGCAATACGAATCGCATTTTCTTTTAGAATCATTAATAAATTTCTAGAAATTGGTAATTTTGAAAGTGGAGTTGAAACATAATCAGATGCTCTTGTTGAAGACATATTTGCTGGAATAATAACATCATCTAATAGACCACGTTGATTAGCCATTGAAAGAACTTCTTGGAAATATTTAAATGATTTTGTAAATTGTGTAGATGAAAGATGGAAAATATCGGACACCTCTTTTGGTTTTCGTGGTTGTCCAATCATTTTTAAAGCAGAATAAATACAACTCGCCACAACACTTGTTCTACTCATTCCTCTTTTATCACAATGTTCTACAAGACGAATATAAAGAACTTTCGCAACATCAATTGTTCGAATATCAATTCCATTATTTGATGCTGCTAGAGAAAGTTGTTCAAATACTTGTAATAGAGAACGTTCTTTATAAGGAAGAAGATTCCATGTATGAAATCTTCTAACACGAGCCATGGCAATTCTATTTGATTTATTACCACCAATTGTTTTTGTAAGAATTATTGTTCCCAATGTTGAATGGGGAAAACGAGAATCTATGGGAGCACCTACACGACAAGGATCCAAATTACTTCTATCGTCAATTCCAAAATAACGATACTCGGCAGAACTATCAATATTGGGCCGAAACAGTGTTCCACATGATTTACAAATATTTTCATCATCTAAATCAAAATCTTCATATGTTGAATTACAAAATTCACATATATTTATAGTATTATCAATTTCTTTTGTTTCAAAATATTTATCAAAATTATTATTCATTTCATTAGTCTTTGCAGAGAGAGCTTTAAAACAACAATCCATTTTGTATTATTTTCCTATAAAATATTTTAAAAAGATAATAATCAATTTTACGCAGGATTGGTTAAATATTTATAATACTTAATAATTCTTTATTTTTTATAAATTCTTTTACAAAATTATTAAATAAATTTATTACTAAATCTTTTGTTTTAAAATGTGTATGAATACTTAATAATGGTTTATTATTAACATAACTAATATTATCTTTAATTGACCATTCTCTTTTTAAAACTTCTATATTTTTCTTTCCTTGTAAAAGTCTCCACCATCCATAATTATTTTGAATTGGAAAATAATAAGTATGAAACTCTTTTGTTAAATCTTCTAACGCTGCTTGTTCAAAATATCTAGATGTATGAGTTGCTTCTCTCCATCGTTTAGGAATATCTTTATTAGCGCTAAATACAAATCCTCCATTATATAATCCAAAACGTAGTTCATCAAATGTTCTTATTTCATGGCTTGAAAGTCCAAGTTCATATGATTCAGGAATTTCTGGTAAAGGACCCATAAAACAAATATCACTATCACAAAATAAAACTCTATCAGAAGTTATATGTGACCATTCTAAAAGATTCATTTTCTCGCACATAAAATCTTCCCATTGTGTTTTAAAAATCTTTCCCTTTGTTTTTTCCATTTCTTTTCTTGTTAATTTATCATATTCATCCAAAGCAACCTTTTTATAAATGTTTCCTTTATACATATGTGTTAAATCAATAATATCAATGTAGGTATCACAATATAAATATATATCTGGTAAAATATTATTAAATAATTGTAGAGTCTTTAGAAATATTTTTAAATCATCAAATGCGCTTGTATTTGCTAATGTTGCTATAGAATACATTCTATAATTTTATATTTATTTATCATTAAGTAACTAATTAACTAAGTAACTAATTAACTAAGTAACTAATTAACTAAGTAACTAATTAACTAAGTAACTAATTAACTAAGTAACTAAGTAACTAATTAACTAACTAACTAATTAACTAACTAACTAAGTAACTAATTAACTAAGTAACTAATTAACTAACTAACTAATTAACTAAGTAACTAATTAACTAAGTAACTAATTTAAATATAGTATATGAGAAAATTCCGGCAATACATTGGATTATAATTACTATAGATGTTTCATAAAATTCTATTTTTTTAGATAAATATCTTACAATTGTAAATGCCGGATTACAGTAACTAGTGTTTTCTTGACCTAATAAATATAATATAATACTATATAAAAGTCCTAAAAAAAGAGGATTATTAAATGATAAAAATCCTAGAATTAATAAAAATGTTCCTAAGAATTCACCTAATAAAATAATATTTCTCATCTGTAGATGAAAAATATTAAAAGTATATCATTTGTAGAATTATTTATAGGAACAATCTTTTTATTTTTATTTATTGTATATTTTTCTGATTTTTTCACTTATCAAAGATATACTATTATAAGAAATAAATTATCTTATAAAGAACCATTTATATCATACCCTATTGAAGAAGTTTCAGCAAATAATGATACATCATATTCATTATTAGAAGGAGTTCTTCCAATAAAAGAAAATCAAGTAAGAGGTGATTTTAATTCACAATCATGTTTTGAACAAAATTTTGAAAGCCGATTAGAAAGAACTGGAAATTTTACTCAAAGAACAAATAATTATAGACATGAAGATCCAGAATCATGTACAACTTTATATCAGGAATTCGTAGGCGCTTTTTATAAAGTAGATCCTTTACCAAGCGCTTGAGTTTTTTTTAACAATGAGGTTTTCCAATATTAAATGGATTCAAATATGAAATATATGAATTTACACATGTTGAACTAGAACCAAATAAACTATAAGAAGCACCTCCAGTAATAGGAACAACATTATTTTGAGGATATAACATATATACAATTGCTATACTTATTCCTAATGTTATTAAAGCATTTGCTAAACTTTGTGTAGCATCATATAATAATACAAGAATTGGTATTATAAAAAATATAATTGGTAATAAAAGACTAAAACCTGCTTTAAAAATATATGTAGGATCTGACATTACTGATACTATATTTCCCATAAATGTTATAGTGCTATCAAATGGATTTGAAAATGTAGCATATGTAAATCCAATATAACATAATAATAAATACATACATAATATATTTATTTCTGATGATATTAAGAAATCAATAACATTTAATTTAAATGATTGAGTTATAACAAATGACATTGTTAGTAATGCTAGAGCAATTATAATTTTTGTAACTCCATCCATTCCAAAAGTAGATTCTTTTTTATAAATATAATAGAATAATAAAGCTATTATTATACTAAAAAATGATAATGCCCCAATTTCAAATGTTTTTGCGGGTAACGCAAGTTGTCGAGAACCTTTTTTTCCATGTGTTGTTGTGCGAGTTGCTCCAGATACTGCTGAACTTGCAGCAGTATTTGCTACAGAAGTTCCTACACTACTAAATACAGAACCCATCTATTATAGAATTTTAATATTTATTCAATTAAACATTCTTTAATTTTTACTCTTTTATTTTTTGGTTCTGATACTATAAATTCCCCATTTCTAGCCTTCTCAACATCTTCCCAAAATTTGTTCTGTAATTCAATTGTAGATTCATACCATTTTGTATCACGCTTCACTAATATATTATGAACTTTTACAATAGCATATTCAATATTTTCAATTAGATTATATTCATCTTCATTTACTGTATCATATGAGTATGTATAGATTCCATCTTTTTCTATTAAATATATTGTTCCTTTTTCTAGATATTCTTTATTAAACTCGGGGCATGAATTTTTAGATGTTTTAGAAAGAATTTCTACTTCTACAAATTCACATTCTGATAAATTAGTAACTTCCATTTGAATTTGCATTTGAATCCAATAATCATTTGGAATTTTATTATCTTCTATTTTTCTGGAATATGGGCATTTTATTTAAACTAAACGCCCA